ATTGCAAGCGTTGCAAATCGTTTGATTAAATTGGCGCAACAATTTATGACCGAAGAACAAACCGTGCGCGTCTCTGACAAAAAAGGCGCTTTTGCTTGGGTGAACTTTGACCGAGATTACATTGATGGAGACTTTGACTTCATGGTTGAAGCAGGCTCAACCACCCCAATGAATGAATCTTTCCGTCGTCAGATGGCATTGCAGGTAGTTGACGCAATGGCTCCGTTTGCTCAAGCGGGAGTCGTTAGCCTAGAAAAGTTGGCTAGATATGTTCTGGAAGCAGGATTTGGAGTCAAGGACATTGAATCCTTTATTCAAAAGCCGGGAGCCGAGCAAGGAGCCCAACAGCAGGCAGAACAAGGAACAATGCCGTCCGGGATGAGCCCTGAAATGGCGGGCGCACCTATGGACACTGCGGGCTTACCACCCGAACTTGCAGGTTTGCCACCAGAAGTACTGCAACAAATGTTGGCTGAACAGGGTATGGCACCGCCAGGGGCAAGCCCACAAGGTGGAATCGCTCCAGGCGCACCAGGTGACCCAATGTCTATTCCGGGTGCCGAACAATTACCGCCGGAGGTTTTGGCAAGTATTCCACCAGAACTCCTGGATGCAATCGCACAACGAGGTGGCTTTACCAACGAGGTATTGAACATTTTGGCGCAACAAGGACTCATTTAGTTAAGTGAAATGGATATATCTATAGGAACAACCTACGAGGGAGAAGGATTCCATGGAAGATATGTCCATTGAAAATGCCAACGAAACTGAAGTAGACCAGCCCCTAGACGAGTTTAGCGACTCTGAAGGACAAGTTGAGGATACAGGTGAAGAAGCATCAGAGCCTCAATGGAACGACGATGACCTCTTTAATTTTGAAGAACATGGCGAAAAACCTGTTCGTCTCAAGGTTGACGGAGAAGAAATTGTCGTTTCATTAAAAGAGGCTCTTGCTGGGTATCAGCGTCAAAGTGATTACACACGGAAAACGCAGGAACTCAGCGAGCAGAAGAAGTCAACCCAAATGGCAGAGGCATTGCAAAACGCATTAGCCAATGACCCAGCGGGAACGCTTCAATTACTGCAGCAACATTATGGTGTTCAGGAAGTCCAATCCGAAGAGGAAGACCTCTGGCAGGACCCCGTAATGAAGGAACTGAATGACCTAAAAAATTGGAAAAGTCAACTTGAATACGAGCGGACTTTAGGCCAAATTGAAAAGGAAATTCTGACCTTAGAAAGCAAGTACGGTGAAGAGTTTGACCGTGACGAAGTGATTGCCAAAGCACTTGCTATTGGTTCTAATGACTTGGAAGCAACTTTTAAAACAATTGCCTTTGATAAAGTTTTTGCAGAAAAACAAAAGGCCACAAAACAAGTTGCTCAAACCAAGACAAGGACCGATGCCAAGCGTGGAGCCCAAGCGGTATCTGGTGGAACGTCGTCACAAGGAACTGGAACCGCACCTGCAACAGCACCCAAATCCGTACTTGAGGCCTGGCGAAACGCTGAAAAGCAACTAGGCCTCTAACCAACTTTTCCTGAGGAGGAAAACAAAATGCCAGGCAACGCTAATTTTGATACACTTCTATCAACAACCCTACTCAACTACCGTCCAACTCTTGTTGACAACATTTTCACGGCTCGCGTCCTTTTGGACCACCTTAACTCAGCCGGTCGTGTTGTTGTTGAGACCGGCGGTACTCAAATCATTGAGCCTTTGGTCTACGCTCAGAACGGCACTGTCGGCTCATACGCTGGCTACGACGCCATTGACTTGACCCCACAAGAAGGCATCACTGCCGCCGAATACGACTTCAAGCAGATGGCGGCATCTATTGCCATCAGCGGTATTGAAGAAGCCAAGAACCGTGGACCGGAAGCAATTATCAAGTTGCTCCAGGCCAAGATTATGCAGGCTGAAGAGTCAATCAAGGAAAACTTGAACGACATGCTTTTCGGAGATGGCACTGGCAATGGCGGCAAAGACTTCAACGGTCTTGCCAACATCATTGATGCAACCGGAACTGTTGGAAACATCAATGCCAGCGGCAACTCGTGGTGGGCTTCGTATGAGGAAAATACCTCTACTGCCTTGACGACTGCTCAAATGGCTACTGCATACAACACCGCATCACGTGGCAACGACCATCCCGACCTCATCTTGACGACTCAGACTTTGTTTGAAAAGTACGAATCGTTGTTGACGCCGCAGGTTCGCTACCAGGACACCACCAAGGCTAACTTGGGCTTCCAGAACTTGATGTTCAAGCAGACTCCTGTGGTGTATGACGTATCGGCACCGACCGGCAACATGTTCTTCATGAACTCCAAGTATCTCAAGTTGGTTGGCATGGCTGACCATTGGTTTGAGACCACCGAGTTCCAGAAGGGCACCGTTGCAGGCGTTGACGCTCGTTACGCCCTCATCCTGTCTTTTGGTAACCTAACCTGCAGCAACCGTGCTCGTCAGGCAAAACTTACCGCCAAGACCGCCTGATTCAAACTAGGCATCCGGTTTCACCGGCACCCGCTGTTACTCCTTCGCCAGCGGGTGTCGGTGATTCCTATTTATTGGACTTGTTCAATGAAATGGACATATATATGAGAGCATTCGCTCTTCCAAAACATTTTTGGTTATCTGCCCGCAAAGGCAAGGAGAATGAAACAAAATGGTAACGAATAACAGATTTACGGTTGAACGAACAAACACCCTACTTTCTGATGTGACAGTTGGCACCACCTACGCTGCTCTTGACGCTGGAGACTTTGGTTTCTACGGCAAGGCAGGCCAGACCTATGCATTTGACGCACAAGTGGTTTACGATGCAGACGGCGCTACAGAAGGTGCAGCCTTTTCAATCACTGCAAGCGACACCCCAACGGCTATTCACTTCATTTCGGAATACAACACCGATTCAACCACAGTCGTTCGTACGGCTTGTGTTGCTATTAACACCCCCGACCATGGCAGTGCCTCGGTTGATGCATTAAACGTCGCTCATGTCTATGGTGTAATTACGCCATCGGCAGACGGCTTTGTTGGTGTTAGCGGTATTGCAGAAAACGCCAGCAAAATTACTGCCAAGGGCGGTCTTTCGGTTCTTTCGTGGAAGCGCATTGACTTCCCAGCAGCACCATAAAAATCAATAACCCGACAAGGATGTGGGTCGGGGAGTTTAGACTCCTCGGCCCATTTCTTTATCTAAAGAAGGAAAAAAATGAGACAAGGTTACAATAATCAAATGCCTGCTGGTTGCGAACCGGCAGACTCTCGTGGTGATTCAATTCGTACATCTATGCCAGTGGGCAATCAAGAAGGAACTTCACGAGCACCTTTTTCCGGAATTGAATATGTTCCGCCAACTCCTACGTGCTCATGGATGGATTACACGTGCAATGCGTATCCAGCAAAAGGAACAGAATTCTGTATTGGGCATCTGAGGAAGTTTCTTAAGCAGCAAATTGCACAAGGATTTGTTGTAGAAACCACGAACGAGCCCGAACAGGAATCAGATGGCACTTAACATCACACAAATACAAAATTTGGTTCAGGACATTACTGATAACCAAATCGGTGTTGGTTCAAACTTTGATTTTACACCAGACCTTTTCTTGGCGTACACCCGTGAGGCGTATCAAAGAACAGTAAGTACCTATAGTCGTTGGCCTTGGTTTCAAGCCACATACGAACTAGCCACCATTGAAAATCAACGTGCTTACACTACTGGTTTTAATCAAGTTGCACCAACCGTGCAATCCTCTTTAGATTTTACTGATATCCGTGAAATTATTAGCGTTGTCAACGAAACAGATTCGGGAAACCAATTAATCTATATTGACAATTTTAAAGCAGATTCTATTTGGGTCGGTACTAACGACCAAGCAAACATTCCTAATTATTTTGCTTTATGGGCCGACAGTCTACAATTGTGGCCAAAGCCAGATGATGTTTATGAATTAACTATTCGTGGTTTTCGTCAACCCAGTTACGAGTGGATTACCAACTCTGCCTTAGACGTTGACCTCAACGACGAATTTCACATAATGCTCATCAACTTTATTGTTGCGCGAATATTCCAATTCCAGGAAGACCCCGAAATGGCCGCAGTTTATATGGCGCATTTTGAACAGGGAGTTGCACTTTCTCGTACAGATTTGACTGGTCCTAACGCCAATCAACCTTTAATTCTTTCTGGTGGCCTACAAACAGACCCAATGTCTTTTTCAAACTACATGAAAAATTTGGCTATTCGTGCTGTACGAAC